ATCGTTATGGCAGAGGGAGAAATAAACGATATAACAGAAATAAGAGTAGATGATAAAGTTGTTACATTTGCTAGTAGCTTATCAGATGGTACAGCAGTTGAAGTAGATAGTGGAGATTCTAATTTTTATAAAGCTGACCCAACAGTAGAGGGTTCAAGTGCAGAAAGTTTAATTAGATTAGAGCCTCACTATGGAACAGATGGTCAATCAGCATCTACATTATTATCAACATTATCTAGTTGGGGAAGTAATCATAAATTATCTGGCCTTTGTTATTTAGCTGTTAGATTCAAATGGAACTCTGACGCATTTACAGGTATTCCAAAGGTACAAGCTAAAATACAAGGTAAAAAAGTTAAAACTTATAATGCAAGTCTAGTAGAACAATCTGCTAGTTATCAAACTAATCCAGCTTGGTGTTTATTAGATTATTTAACAGATACAAGATATGGAAAAGGTTTAGCAACTTCAGAAATAGATTTACAAAGTTTTTATGATGCTTCATTAATTTGTGAAACACAAGTAACTCCATATTCAGGTGGAAGTGATATTAATATATTTGATTGTAATACTGCTATAGATACATCAAGACCAATTATAGAAAATGTTAGAGAATTTTTAAAAGGTTGTCGAGGTTATTTACCTTATAATGCTGGTAAATATAATTTAGTTGTAGAAACAACAGGTACAGCATCAATTACATTAACAGAAGATAATATCATTGGTGGTTATTCATTATCAACACCAACAAAAAATGATAGATACAATAGAGTTATAGTTGGCTTTGTTAATCCTGATAGAAATTTCCAAGTTGATGAAGTGCAGTTTCCACCAATAGATGATTCAGGATTACCAAGTGCAGATCAACACGCAACAATGAAAACTGCTGATGGTGGTTTTTTATTAGAGGGTAGATTTAATTTCACAACTATTACAAATCAATATCAAGCTGAAGAAATGGCAGAAGTTATTTTAAGAAGAAGTAGAGAAGCATTAACTTTAGGAATAAATGTTGATTTTAACGGTTATGATTTATCTATTGGAGAAATAGTTAATATCACACATAGTTCATTAGGATTTTCTGCTAAACCATTTAGAGTGATTGGAATAACTTTTAATCAAGATTTAACTGTTGGTTTATCTTTAGTGGAATACCAAGCAACACACTATAGCTGGGCTTCAAAACAACAAGCAACAGCAGTTCCAACAACTAATTTACCTAATCCATTTACTATTCAGCCACCAGCAAGTGTTACATTAGATGATACTTTAATTGAATATAATGATGGTACAGTTATTGTAGCTTTAGATGTTAATATTGGTGCGAGTACAGATAAATTTATAGATTATTACCAAGTCGAATATAAATTAAGTACAGATTCTAATTTTATTATTTATGCACAAGGCTCAGGATTAAATCACAGAGTATTAAATGTAATTGATCAACAAACTTATGATGTCAGAGTAAAAGCAGTAAATAGTTTAGGGGTATCATCAACTTATGTATCAGCATCAAGAACTATTATAGGTGCGATTGAACCACCATCAGATATAGAAGATTTTTCTTGTAATATTGTAGGTCAAGAGGCTCATTTATCATGGTCGCAAATACCTGATTTAGATTTAGCTTATTATCAACTTAGATTTAGTGAAGCAACAAATGGAACAGCAGATTGGCAAAACTCAGTTGCATTAGTAGAAAAAATATCACGACCAGCAACTTCTATTTCTGTACCAGCTAGACAAGGTACTTATCTAATTAAAGCAGTAGATAAACTTGGAAACTTTAGTTCTAACGCAACAGCTATTATTTCTAATGTTACAAGTGTACAAAACTTTAATTCTATTGCTACACAATCAGAACACCCTGATTTTTTAGGAACTAATACAAATACAGTAATAGCAGATAATACAATTAGATTAGATTCATCAGAATTGTTTGATTCAGCAAGTGGTTTATTTGATGATGAAACAACTAGATTTTTTGATTCTGGTGTTTCTAATGCTGACTTTTATGCAAGTGGTAATTATGAATTTGCAGATGTTATAGATATTGGTGCAAAACATACTGCAAGAATAACAGCATCATTAACTCAAACAGCAGATAATCCTGATGATTTATTTGATAATAGAAGTGGACTATTCGATTCTGCTTCTTCTAACTTTGATGGAGATGTCGGCTCTAACTGTAATGCTCATATTGAGATTGCAACTTCTGATGACAATATTAGTTATACTGCGTTCCAAAATTTTGTAATAGGAAACTATACAGCTAGATATTTTAAATTTAGAGTATTTTTAATTTCAAGAGATTTAGCTTCAACTCCAGTAGTTTCACAAGTAACAGTTTCTATAGATATGGAAGATAGAATATTTAGTGGAAATGATATAACTTCTGGTGCTGGAACTTACACAGTAACATTTACAAACCCATACAAATCTGTTAATTATGCTACAGGTATTACAATGGAAAATGGAAATACTGGAGACTATTTTACTGTTTCAAATAAAACAATTAATGGATTTGATGTTTCATTTTTCAACAGTTCAGATACAGCAGTATCAAGAACTTTTGATTATATTGCAAAAGGCTTTTAAAAGGAGTATAAGAACTTATGGCACAACACGACTATAATATAGCAAATCAATCTTTCCCTAGCTTTAGAACTGATCTAAATAATGTTCTATCTGCTATTAATACTTCTAATTCAGGAACATCAAGACCTAGTGGTGCTGTTGCTGGAACAGTTTGGTTAGATACAACTAACGCAACAAATCCAACTTTAAAATTTTATGATGGCACAGATGACATATCTTTAGCACAATTTGATTATTCAGCTAATACTGTGAATTGGTTAGATTCAACAGTTGCAACAGATTTAGTAAATGACACCACTCCACAATTAGGTGGAAACTTAGATGTTAATGGTAATTCAATCGTATCAGTTTCAAATGGAAATATCTCAATCACACCTGATGGAACAGGTAAAGTTATTATAGATGGTTTATCACACCCAACAGCAGATGGAACTAATGGACAAGCATTAGTAACTGATGGTGCTGGAAATTTATCTTTCGGAGATGTTTCAGTAAGTTTAAGTGCAGTAGGAGAATCAATTATCCCATCAACAACTGATACTTATGATTTAGGTTCAGCATCTTTTGTTTGGAGAAACATATACACAGGAGACTTACATTTATCTAACGAAGCTAAAGATCAAGGTAACTCTGTAGATGGCACTAAAGGTAATTGGACTATCCAAGAGGGTGCTGACGATCTATTCATTGTTAATAACAAATCAGGCAAAAAATATAAGTTCAAACTAGAGGAGATTTAACATGGCTTTTATCTCCAATGGCACTACAATTTTAGATAATGGTGCATTTCAAGCTAGTCTAGGAAATTTAGTTTTAATATCTGAACAAACAGCTAGTGCTTCAGCTTCAATATCATTTACAACAGGAATAGATAGCACATATCCTATTTATAAGTTTGAGTTTATTGATATACACCCAGCAACTGATAGTGTATTTCTTCAAGTAAATTTTAGAGATGGTGGAACTAATTATGATGCAACTAAAACTACAACATATTTTAGAGCAATACACAACGAAGCTGATAATGATAGTGAATTAGCTTATAGAACAGCACAAGATTTAGCACAATCTACAAATCCACAATATATAACATGGAGAATTGGAAACGATAACGACCAATCAGCAAGTGGAACTTTAGAATTATTTAATCCATCATCAACAACCTTTGTAAAACATTTTATATCAACCTCAAATACATATTCTAATGATAATTATAGTTATAATATTTTTGTTGCTGGATATAATAATGTAACTTCTGCAATAGATGGAGTTCAATTTAGTATGTCATCAGGCAACATAGATTCTGGCACAATAAAACTATATGGAATAAAGGATAGCTAATGGCAGTAGTATCAGGTGGAACAACATTAATAGACAATGGTGCTTTAGATGCTGGAGTACCAACAGGAAATTTAATATTACTTTCAACTCAAACTGCAAGTGCTAGTGCATCTATTTCATTTACATCTGGGATAGATTCTACTTATGATTCCTATGTGTTTAAGTTTATAAACATACACCCAGAAACATATCAAGCTAGATTTGGATTTCAAGCAGATACAGGATCAAATACTAACTATAATCAAACAATGACAACTACTTGGTTTTATGCTTATAATCCAGAAGATGGTGGAACTGCTTTTTTTGCGTATTTTGGAGATGCTGATCAAGCACAAGGAACAAGTTTTAAAAATGTGACTTGGAATGTAGATAATGGTAATGACTCTTGTACCTCTGGTATTTTACATTTATTTAATCCTAGCAATACAACTTTTGTAAAACATTTTACAGCAAATATGAATTTAACTTATGGTACATCTCCAGTAGCTACTGAAAATGTATTATCTGCTGGATATATAAATACCACAACTGCCATAAATAAAATTCAATTCAAATTTTCATCAGGCAACATAGATGATGGTATAATCAAAATGTATGGAGTAAAATAATGGCTACACTTTCACTTCGTTACAGTATAGAAATTCGAAAAGGAGTTTTCTCATGGGTTTAATATCTAACGGCACAACAATATTCGACAATGGTTCAATGGCATCTGGCTTTGGTGGAAGTTTAAACTTTATCTCAAAAGCTACTGCTAGTGCATCTGCTAGTATAGAATTTACATCTGGTATTGATAGTACATATAAGGAATATGTTTTTTATTTTGTGAATATGCACCCAGCAACTAATAATGTTCAATTCCAAGTTGGTTTTAGAGATGGTGCAACTGATTATGATGCAGTTAAAACTACTACTATTTTTAGAGCATTTCATAATGAATCTGGTTCTACAACTAGTTTAGAATATGCTACAGCAAGTGATTTAGCACAAAGTACAGATTTTCAAACTTTAGGTAATGCAATAGGTAATGAAAATGATGAATGTTGTAGTGGATATTTACATTTATTTAACCCATCATCAACGACTTTTGTAAAGCATTTCATAGCTAGAGCTAATTTATATCACCCAAGTAATTTTACAGTTGATGAATTTATTTCTGGTTATTGCAACACAACAACAGCGATTGATGCTTTACAGTTCAAATTTTCTAGCGGAAACATAGAT